CTCCCTTTCCTCGAGGAGAACGGTTTACCGGCAAGGTCTATATCATGTGGAACCAACCAAAAATAGAAGCAATATGGTATCTAGATCCCAAAGACCGAGAAGATCGAGAAAAAGAATACAAAAGAGTTTACGAACCCAGGGGTTGGGAGGATTATTTAGATCACAAGTGGTACGACACTACTGGTGTAAGATATCGTTTTGTAACAGATTGGCGACTTATCCCTGCTAAAGAGCCAGGAGGCTGGCCCGGAATAGTAGATGCCTGGGGCCAAGACATGAAAGCAGAAGTGATAAACTATCCCGAGAGCTTCATCACAGAAATAATTCAGAAAGACGGCGACGGTCGACATTTTGTTGAGCCAAGACAAAATGTAGCGGAAGGCTCATTAAATGAGTTTGCTCCTGGCGACGGCAGCGGCGAAGGGCGTTGGTATACTGATGATCAAATGATAGATATGGTAGGGCCCGACTGGGCACCCGAAGATGATGCGGGCCATCTGTCTTTAGGACAAAGATTACAAGATGCACAGGCCTGGTTAGACGATAAGGGCTATAGTGTTGTAGTAGAAGATGTTCAAATCGATCCCGAAGGCGGTTATCGCTGGAAGATCTATGGCGAGTTTTATAATCCTAGATTTGCTAAAAAAGATCAAGGTGTGGCGGAAGGCAGTGATAAGACATTCACAGTTGTATATTATAGTAAAAAGACTGACAGAAATGTCACAAAGCAAATCAAAGCCAGTTCTAAATCTGAATTATGGGATAGATTACGAGCAAAAGGTATAGATGTGGTCAGTATCGAAGAACAAGGTGTGGCGGAAGGTTCTGTGTGGTCAAGCGCAGATCAAAAAATGAAACATCATTCAGAATTCCCACATACACATACTGCTGTCAAGGATATTCGTAGTAGCATGACTGATAAAATTATTGTGCCTAAAGGTGCTAGACTAAGTGCGTTAGGTAACGATAACTATTTGAATTTAGATACAGGTGTTCAACCATTCAAACTTGATCCTACAAGTTTGGTAAAGCAAGGTGTGGCGGAAGGTGAAGTGGTGCCATTTCGTAGGTCACAACAGGCAAAATTAACTTGGCAACAACTACCTAAAGATGTATTACAATTAGCAAATGATTGGTATTGGGCTAGTGAGGATGACTTTGGTCTAGATGCTGTTATGGACCCTGAAGGATACGGTAGCGGAACTAAAAACGATGTTAGATATTTTGGAGCACTCCTTCAACAAAGAGGCTGGTCAATTGATTTTAATGATGAACATGATAAACCAGGCGAATCAAATTTAATCTTAAAAAATAAACTGGGACAATCAGTATTATTGCCCATTAAAGATGCCCAGAATTTTAGTGGCTGGGCACAAGACACCGATGGTGATTTAAGAGAGCAAGATGTGGGGAAAGGGGCTGAAGAGGATAGCGAAAAAATAAAAGGATTTCATCAAAGCTTAGGTAATGCTATTCGTGGCCGTGTATCACAGATGCAAGCTAACATGGCTATATTAAAAGCTCAACATCCAGATACATGGCTGTGGGAGCCTGGAGATATAGTATACAGTGCCAAAACTGGAAGAACCTATAAAATAGTTGGACCTTGGATTGATAGCCATGGTACTGCAAAATATCTTTATCAGGGTAACGATGAGGAAAAAGGAACTTTTGTTGCCGACAAAGCGCATAAAACTCTTAAAAAACTATCTGAGGATCAAGGTGTGGCGGAAGGCTTTACAGACGATATAAACCTTGTCTATGCTATGCACCCACAACCAGAAGAAAGCGAACGAGTTGCTTTGGGAATTCTGGACATGGATGAAAATGAATTCATTGCTGCATGGCAAAAATTACCCGCTGAGTATCAAGAGGAATTTAATTTTGATTTACCACTATGGAATACAGACGAGTTAAAAAACTATAAGCATATAACATTAAAGGTAATGAAATTTGCAGATTATGTCAAATTGGTTGAGGACTATATACGCAGCCAGGAAATGTCTCAAAGTGCAGTGTCTGCCCTGAAAAAAGGTGTGGCAGAAGGCCAAGTAAATGAATTCGCACCAGATGATACTAATGACGGAATATGGTATAACGACAATAAAATTGCCAAAATTGTAGGGCGATGGTGGTTGGCAGATGATCTTCTAAGCAATTCTTCTAACATCTATATGTATGGTGATGAAGCTAAAGAGTCGGCTACTCAAGAGGCAGAGGAGCAATTGCGGGAAAAAGGGTTCTATGTAAATGTTTTAGATGTAAGAGAAAATACAAAAAAAGAAAATTTAGATTGGTTGATATCTGGCCCACTTGTACGAGTACACATTGGGGAGCAAGGTATAACAGAAGCTACCAATAGACGAAAAGAAGCTACGCTCAGAATACAAAAAATGTTAAACGATAAATTTAATGCTAATTTAGATGTTGACGGAATACTGGGACCACTTACTATTGCGTCTATAAACAAATTCATGCCAAATGCAAAAGTTAAATTAGCAGACGAGCCAAACAGAACTACTGCTGTACAAGGTAATAAAATGAAAAAAGAAAATGTAAATTTAGAAAGCAGATACGGCGATCAGTATAATGTTAATAAAACTACTAGTGTTTCATTAGCTAAAGAACTTAATGACATGGTTTTAGAATTAGGAGAATTAATTGCTGCTAGCCCAAAACACCCATCTTTAGACCGGTTAAAAGATAAGATAGTAGCGTTAAATCAAGAGTTAAATGATTTAGGCTATGATTACGATCCGCAAGCAGAAAACTTTTTAACACCTATTACTTTAGATATGCGTAATTTGCATGAAGGAATTTGTCCTCAATGCAAAGGTTCAATTGTGGCAGAATCTATGATTAATGAAAAGAAAGATAGTTGTTATTATAAAGTGAAAAGTCGTTATAAAGTATGGCCCAGTGCATATGCAAGCGGCGCTTTAGTACAATGCCGTAAAAAAGGCGCAAAAAGTTGGGGTAAAAAGAACGAATCAAAAACTGTAAATGATAATAAAATTTATTTTAGTATTCCTAAAAGTTTAGTAAATGAAACAGAATTAAGAGAGAGTTTTAATCTTAGACATGATGCTAAAGGTTGGTATTTGAAAGAAGGCCAAGAAAATTTTAAAAAATCATACAAAAATGCCTTAAAAGCCTTTCCTGTATATAAAGATACATCAGAAGGATTTGATATGAGTAAAGGAACTGGTAGTGCCCCAATTAAAGGTGACGACTTTGTACTAAGCCCTGTTGGATCTATTCCTAAAAATAAAAAATAAATACACTATGCTAAGGCGTTTAATTAATATTATGGAAGCAGTAGACAATGGGTGCCCTACCGCCACATATAATATTGATATAAACCTGAAAAATCGACAAAAAGCCATTGATGATTATAACTATGGCCCCGCTAACCCTGATAAACCAGGGGAGTACTGGAAAAATGCAGCTAAACAATGGAAAATAACTGAATCAACAGCCCAAACTATGCGTTGCTCTAATTGTGCTGCATTTGATGTAAGTGATAGTATGCGTGAATGTATTAGTAAAGGCATACAAGGCGATGAAAAAAATATCGACGCAAACGCAAGCATAAATTTATCCGATCTTGGCTATTGCAACTTTTTACATTTTAAATGTGCAGGCCAGAGATCATGCACCGCTTGGGTAACTGGTGGCCCTATTACGGAAAAAGACAAAAACAAAAAGGCAGATTAATATGGATGATTTAATTAAAGCACTTAAAATTGCTTTTGCAACTGAATTTAGTTTTTATTTAAAAGCCCATTACTTTCATTGGAATGTAGAAGGGCCAGACTTTAGTCAATATCATAAACTTTTTGGTAAAATCTATGAAGAAGTCTATGCAAGTATAGACGACTTTGCTGAAAATATTAGAAAACTAAACTCATATACACCAGGTAGCTATACCAGACTAAGTATGCTAACACAAATAGATGATGAAATGCAGATCTTGGCTGCAGAAAATATGATACAAGAACTATTGGACGATAGCGAAAAAACAATTAAGATTTTCAAAATGGTATACGACAAAGCAGAAACTTATGGTGAACATGGGTTAAGTAACTTTTTAGCTGAAAGAATGGATGCTCATAAAAAACATTCATGGATGTTAAGATCAACTCTTAAATGAAAAGTAGAGATTTAAAAGAGGCAAGTCCAGATACTTTACCAGGCAGCTTTACAGATGATCTTATCTTAAGCAAAAAATGGCTTTGTAATTATCTTAAATTAATCCAAAATAAATTTAACCATAATACAGATATAATTACCATATTGGGAAGTTGGTATGGCAATTTAGGTTTATTTTTGGATGCGCATGACATTCAATTTAAACAACTTTTATTGGTAGATATAGATAAAAAAAATTTAGATGTGTCTAAAACAGTATTGGGAAATATCAATCATTATAAAGTACTACCCATACTAAGAGACGCAAATGAACATTCATATCAAAAGAACAAAAATCATATTATAATTAATACCAGTTGCAACGATATGGAAAATAATGGTTGGTTAGATAACATTCCGGCAGGATCTCTTGTTGCACTTCAAGGTAGAAATAATGTACAATTAGTACCTGTAGTTACTAATGATATATTTGAATTTGATGATGCTTTTCCGCTTACAAAAACTTTGATATTAAAACAAAAACCTTTACAAGATCCAAATTCAAATTATACAAGATTTATGAAAATCGGTTTTAAATAATTTTTTAACGGAGCTATTATGTCAAGTAGAATGTTCAGTGGAGAACAGAAGCTTAAACTTACTCAACTTATTAATGAGGGCGTAAGTGTTATGCAAGAAGTAGAAGACTTAAATGCAGGTTTGAGTGATACAATTAAAGCAATCGCAGAAGAACTTGAAATTAAACCTAGTGTATTAAAAAAAGCAGTGCGTATTGCACTTAAAAGCAAACTAGGGGAAACAAATAAAGAAAACGAAGAACTGAATTCTATTCTAGAAACAGTTGGGCGTACTCTTTAATGTATGTTGATGCTATTTTAGATAAACATAGTGACCGTATACATGTTGTTGAGCGTGTAAACGGTCAACGAATTTACCAGGAATATCCAGTAAATCTTGTTTTTTACTACGATGACCCTAAAGGTAAATTTAAAACTATTTACGGCACTAGCGTAAGTAGGTTCACAACTAAAAATCATAGAGAATTTCATAAAGAACTGAAAATACAAAGCAATAAACGGCTATGGGAAAGTGATATTAAACCTGTATTCCGTTGCTTAGAAGAACATTATCTAGGTCAAGAAGCACCAAAACTACAAACTGCTTTTTTTGATATTGAGGTTGACTTTGATCCTGTAAAAGGGTTTAGTAAACCTGATGATCCATTTAACATGGTTACTGCAATTAGTATCTACCTTGATTGGTTAGATAAACTAGTTACACTGGTTATTCCCCCTAAAGGTATGAGTCTAGAAACTGCAAATGAAATTGCAGCTAAACACTCTGATTGCTTTATCTTTGAAGATGAAGCAACCTTGTTAGATACTTTTCTCAACATTATAGATGATGCAGATATTCTTAGTGGCTGGAATAGTGAAGGCTTTGATATTCCCTATTTGGTAAAAAGAATAACTCGTGTGCTTAGTGCAGACGATACTAGAAGATTCTGTCTTTGGGGGCAACATCCTAAAGGAAGAATATTTGAAAGATACGGCACAGAACAAACCACATTTGATTTGGTAGGTCGTGTACATATTGACTATATGCAGTTATATAGAAAATATACATATGAAGAACGGCATAGTTATAGTTTGGATGCAATCGGGGAATATGAACTTTCGGAAAGGAAAACACCATATGAAGGAACATTAGATCAACTTTATAACAAAGACTTCGACACATTTATTGAATACAATCGTCAGGATACAAGACTATTAGCAAAACTTGATACAAAATTGAGATTTATTGACCTTGCTAATACTATTGCACATGACAACACAGTACTGTTACCTACCACAATGGGCGCAGTCGCAACTACAGAACAGGCTATTATAAATGAAGCACACAGTCAAGGATTGGTCGTTCCTAATCGGAAAAGTAGGGAAGAAGACGGAGGAGAAACCCAAGCGGCAGGTGCCTATGTTGCTTATCCCAAAACAGGAATGCATGAAAGCATCGGTGCAATCGACATCAACAGTCTATATCCATCCACAATCAGAGCACTAAACATGGGGCCTGAAACTATTGTGGGTCAATTAAGACCCATAATGACAGACCATTATATTAAAACAAAAATGGAATCAGGCTCAAGCTTTGCAGAAGCTTGGGAAGGCTTATTTGGTAGTCTAGAATACACTGCAGTAATGAACGGAGATCAGGGCACAGAAATTACTATAGATTGGGAAGATGGAAATAGTGATGTACTTTCTGCTGCAGATGTTTGGCGATTAATTTTTCAAAGCGATAAACCCTGGGCCCTTAGTGCTAATGGTACTATTTTTAACATTCAACAAAAAGGCATTGTGCCAGGATTGTTGGAAAAATGGTACGCAGAACGAAAAGAAATGCAAAAGAAGTTGAAAGAATCAGAAACCGATGAAGATAAAGTTTATTGGGATAAACGACAATTAGTTAAAAAGATTAATCTAAACAGCCTTTATGGTGCGATTTTAAACCCAGGCTGTAGATTTTTCGATCATAGAATTGGCCAAAGTACAACTTTAACTGGTAGAGCTATTGCTCAACATATGGATGCATTTGTAAATGAATGCATAACAGGAAAATATGACCATACAGGCGAAAGTATCATCTACGGTGACACAGATAGCGTGTATTTTAGTGCATGGCCAATTATTAAAGCAGAAGTTGAATCCGGAACTATGGAGTGGAATAAAGATACTTGCATCCAACTTTATGACAAAATAGCAGATCAAGTTAATGAAAGCTTTCCAGCATTTATGGAAAGAGCATTTCACTGCACTAGAGACTTAGGCACTATCATTAAAGGCGGTAGAGAATTAG